CGCTAAGTTCTAATTTCCAATGATTAGCACCGTTGTTGCCATCAGTCCTGTTAATAATGTTGTGCAAACCAAAGTCGGTACCTCCAGCAGAAGCTGTGACGATTGCAAGTTCCTCAAAAGCGCTGTTTGTTGAATAAGCAAACTCCTTATTGTTGATCCAAACCATATCTGTGACAGCAGCGCCTTCGAAAACTGGTATTGAGTCAACAATATCCCAAGCGCCTGTTGATCCCGACTGCCTAAAATCAATACCATGATCTTGGGTATCAGATCCATTTCTGTATCTGGTAGAAACCGCTATTGTGTTTCCATCTGGACTAACTAAACCTGAACGATAACTAAAGGCATCAAACGTTGTGAGAGATCCTGAAACAGGACCCCTAGTAGCCAAGACGGTCGCCTTGTTATCTAATATTGTATAAGCCATAATTTAAAATTCTCCGTTATGTTATTAAGATAAAATAACAAAACAAATTATAACGAAAACAAGGGGGGAGTTACCTCCCCCCTAAACTGAAACTTATGAGATTGTTCCAGATAGATACTGAACAACAAGAATGTCGTCAGAATCCATTGTAAGACTCTCGTGTAACTCGATGGTTACAGGACCATTGGTATCATTGTAATCAATGGTGTAGTCACCGTCGACTGGAGGTCTTTGTGTTGCTGGTGCTGGAATAAGAAGTACACCATTTAGGTATACCATTTCTGAACCAGACAGGATGATCGTTGGTGCATCACCAGTGTTTGCCAACGAAGCAGTCGTAAACAGTGAACCAGAACCTTGAGTTGGTGCTGCTGCTCTGTTTGCAACGGTTGCATCTCTTGAGAATATCTGTCTGTTGTGACCAACGCTCAAGACGCCGTTAGCGAAGTTAAGTCCGCCGTTGCCATTGTCTGCATCGAAAACAATGTCTCTGTTCAAGTTTGCTGCCTTCACAACATCGCTTGTAACAATGACGCCCACTGACAGTTTGTCTGTATCTACATTATGTGCAGTCAAGACTGAACCAGACAATACGTCTGATGTTACTTTGTGAATCGTCGCTGTCGCTGAACCAGTGATGGTTGATGTTGCTGTTATCGTTCTAACTTCGATCTTATCGACGTCAAGAAGATGCGCGTCAACAGTTGAACCAGATACCGTTCCTGTAAATGTTGCAGAAGTTCCGTCAAGATCCTGCACAGTAACCTTATCAGCGTCTGTGGTGTGAGCCTGAACAGTTGTACCCGAAACCGTGGTAAAGGTAGCGGATGTACCATCCAAGTCAAGGATGCTTGCCTGATCTGCATCAACTTCGTGATACTGTACAATCGTACCCGATAAGGTGTGGAATGTACCAGTAGAACCAGAGAAAGATGTTGCTGTCAAACCCTTAGCAACGTCCAGTTCCTGGAAAATACCTACTGACGCTGAAAGCGTACCAGATACACCAAAGAGGACTGCGTCATTTTTTCTACCACCGTTGGTAGAAAGTGAGAGACCCTGTGTAGATCCAATCTTAAATAGAAGATCTGATCCTGCGCCGCCACCTGCGTTACCCAAGATTACACTTGCAACGCCGTTCGATCCAGATCCCGCAGTACCACCAATCTGGAGGCCTGCACCCTCAAGCGAGTCGCCAGCTGATCCAGATGCTGCAGCAATAATCTGCTTGTTAACGATTTCAAAGTGCTCTGAAGTCGTAATGCTTGACTTGTAAGTTCTTGCATTGAGAACATCTACAACCAATTTGCGGAACTTACCAGAAGACCCCGAAAGATCATTTGCAGTTACGACATGGAGGTTCGATGTACCAGATGACGTAATGTTTGTAGCAACCACCTTGCGGAAATCACCCTCATCGCCGTCAATCTTGTGAAAGAGAGACGTTCCCGATGAAGTAACGACCGTTGCAATCGCTCGGTTGAAAGTACCCTCATCCACATCTACTTTGTGAAAAGTAGAGGTACCTGAACCTGTAACTACAGGTGCGATAACTCTATTAAAAGTACCTTCATCAACGTCGACTTTGTGAATCTGCGCTGTACCAGAACCTGAAATGTTTGTTGTCTTTACTACGTTGAAAGTACCTTCATCAACGTCGACTTTGTGGATTGAAGCAGTACCAGAACCAGTGATTGTTGTTGCAACTAGTTTTCTAGTGTCGATCTCGTCTGCGTCTATTTTGTGCAACTGTGATGTACCAGAACCAGAGAACTGATTAGCATACACATACTGATATCTTCTCCCTGCGGCACCGAGAGACAATCCCTCATCCGCTGCTGGTTGAAGCGTAGTTGCGTTAAGTTCCAATTCGTCAGAACCATTGATGTTGAAAGATAGTGTAGTCTTTGCATTTACTGTAAGACCCGTCTTTGAATCCGCAAAGATTTCACCCGTCGAACCACTGATGTCCGTAAATGCAACAACAAACTTACCACCATCCGATGCAGTCAAGTGAACACCGTCTGTTCTAATCTTTGCAATTGCGTCCATAGCGTTGGTGCCACCTGCGCCGTGGAACTGAATGTGCCCTTCATTACCAACTGCCGCATTTGATGCTGATACTGCTGCTTTAAGATGGGCGAACGTTATCGTTCTCATGCCACCGCTGTCGCCTTTTGATGCCGATACGATTAATACGTCTGCATCTTCTAGGTGCGCTATGTCACTCCTTCCTTGAACTAGGTCCATGTGACCCACTTGAACTGAACCTGAAGCGATCTTGTCACGAGTTACTGCGGAAGTGTTTAACTTCGCGGTAGTAATCGCATTGTTCGCTAATAGTTTTGTGCCAATTTTTGTTTTAGCCATTTTATTTGCTCCTTAATGTTTTTTATTTTTTTCACTAACAAAAACCAACAGCATATAAAACGGACTGGGTTTATGAGAAGAGAACCTTCTTTAGATTTCTAACGTTATTATCAAACTTACAAAACTCAGAATTTAAAAACTCTAACGAAAGAGCTTGGCACTCACCTAACCTATCATCAAACTCAAAATGAAACTTTCCTGAATCTAGTCGCCTACATCTAATCAGGTTAATACCCTTTAACTGCAAGTAAGCGGCGATCCCTATATCAGATGTTGTAAAATTCATATTATATTATACCTCTCTCCCTAAATAGTGCCTACTGCTTAACAAACGCTAGATTTCCTGAACCATTCTCATCTAATTCTAAAGTATATGCAGCGTTCGGATCTAAACTATATCTTTCTCTAAGAAGTTGTAAGAACTTCTCATTGTTTGCTCTAACTGCCTCAATGTCTTCCAACATCATAACTTTTTGAACCTCATGGTCTCTCATGTAGATTCCGTAATCTGTCAGTTTGTTGTTAAGTCCTTCGCGACCATTAAGAAAAGCAGATGAATCGCTCTCGCTTATAACAACATACGTGTCATCAAACTCTTCCTCTTCTTCAACTTCCTCTTCGTCTTCCCACTCACCTTCAAGATCCTCTGGGTCGACTCCCGACTTGAGCGTTTCAGCTGCAAGTAAAGCTTTATTTGCAAGTTCGGGATTTTCCTCTTTTAGTTCATCTAGCATCCCTAATAATTTATTCAATACTGACATCTCTTTCCTCCTTTCTAATCAGCAATATAACTAAATAGTATGTTCGCCTCATTTGCAGGCGCTTCTTCAAACGTAACCACCCTACCAGACAAAGTATAGTCATTTTCTGCGCCGATGCGCATCAAAATACCCTGATTGAATACCATGAGCGTGCCGGCCACAAATTCCTCTGGTACCGTAAACTGAGTTCTGTTTCCGTCGGCCGTTTCGTCTGCTGGTTGAGAAACCTTGTAGTTAGTCTTTGTCACTGCGTCTGCAGAACTAACACCGCTACCTCCGCCTCCGCCGCCGCCAGAGACTGCCTCTGTCGTTGCTGCTCCAGGATTTCTGACTTGGGGGTAGTTTGCAATATTATCATCCAACTTTGGCAACAGCAAATCTGATTTAAGTCCCTCAAGTCCATACAGTCTCCCATTTACAGTATCTAGGTCATCGGCAGTTATTATTCTTTCTCTAGGTATCTTGACCTCCACTATATTTTCTCGAATTGCAAAATTTGGCTGCATTCTATTCTCTCCCTCTCCTGTCAACCAACCAAGAACTTCAATATTAACCTTAGTTTCAAATTTTCTCTCTTCGTTTGAAAAACTGCTTATGTTATTATTTTGTGAAAAACTATCCTGTATAAAGGCCTCATACCTTAAGCGCCCCTCCTCGATTATTACATAGTTGATACCGCCTGGTCTGGTAATAAAAGGTGTAAGTATTTGATTCATCTGCTGCTGGTACTCAGTGCGAAGTGTTATCTCGTACTCGACGGTAACATACACTGGCAAAGGTATAGTAACGGTTTGAAATACCACTTTGCTGTTCTTTCTTGGAAAGTTTAGCTGGCCAGAACGTTTGAACATCGATGCATTTGCAAAATTTGCAGTCTTATCTTGTTTGATTCTCCTAGAGACGGAGATTGATCCACCCCTAACCTTGTCAGTTGGAGGAATATTTGCATATACCGTGCCTTTTCTAGATGGATCTTTTGTTACTGCTGTCCTTTCGATAGTTATGACAGGTAAAACAAGAGCACCTTCCTTATCTCTAAATCTGCTGTCTTTTTTGCTTTGGAATAAGCGCTCTGCTGACGTCCATACTACGGGAACTTTCTTGAACCCTGTAGACGTTGAACACCTTATGTCCAAAGTCTCTTCTACAAACTTGTGCATTGCCAAGTCTATAGTTTCGATGGTCGAGGGAGGAAATGGTCTATCCTCTAATCTTCTTGGTTTTGTTACTGATAGCACCATATCTTACAACCCATACTTTGCCAACTCGTGTTGGTCCACTACCGTTCTTTCTCTTGGAATTTTAACCTCTACAATAGTCTCGTTTACAACCTTATGCGGTGTTTCTTGATTTATGCCGCTTCCAATCAAGTGCCCCAATACCTTAATATCAAAATTAGTCTCAAACTTTCTTTCTTCATTTGAAAAATTACTTATATTATTTTCATGAGAGTAGTCTTGTTGTATGAAACCCTCATATCTATGCACCCCATCTCTAATAATGATGTAGTTTATGCCCCCAGGAACTGTCATAAATGGCACTACAAGGTCGTTCATCTGCTGCTGGTACTCCGTTCTGAGGGTAACTTGATACATCACAGTGACATAGACGGGCAAGGGTATAGAGATGGTCTTAAATACCGTTTTTTTCGTTTTTTCAGGGAAATTAAGCTGTCCTCTCTTTCTGAGGGCGTGTGCGTTTTTAAAATTTGCTGTTTTGCCCTGCACAATCTTTTGCATGACAGGGATACTTCCGCCCTTTATTTTGTCTGTCGATGGTATGTTGGCCCAAACAGTTCCCTTTTCGCTAGGACTTTTAGTCATCGACTTTCTTTCTATTGTTATGACTGGCATAATCAAAGCGCCCTCGGAATCTCTAACGCGACTGTCTTTTTTACTCAGTACTGACCGTTCAGCTGATGCCATTATTACTGGAACTTTCTTAAAACCCGTGGAAGTGTGTACATGTAAGTTCATTTGTTCGTCGATAAACTTGTACATTGCAGTATCTATGTTCTCAATTCTAGAATCGAATATACGCTTACCTTCGTAATCGTTTAGTCCTTCACTAAAAGGTTTATGACGTTCCATTAAATAGACCCTCTCTTGCCTTTATGCATTCTGCACTTATTTCCATCATATGTTCACGCTGTCCGAAGATTTGAGTCGGTTCATTTAGTGTAGCGATCTCATAATATGTTTCACCATACAAAACAAAATCACCCTCTCTAACAAATAAATTCTGATCTTCTGTCAATCTACGTTTATGAAAATGTACAATAATTTTTGACAATCGATCTACCCCTAAGTTGGTTGTTTCTGTTTCGTACCCTTGCCATTCTACCAGAGCGTAAACCATGATAGGATTGAGAAATGTTTTATTTAGCGCTTCTCCGTAAATGGGGTGAAAGTTAGTTTCTTCTATGGATACTGGGTAATATAAAACCTGTTGGCCAATGACTCTTTCAATAATCTCATCATTGACCTGCTTTACAAGGTCCCGTTCCTTCTTACCAGTAAAGAGCGGTGGTGGCGGCGCTTCTGGCTGATTCCATTTGTTATCTCCCATAACCTATTACCCCACGTACACTGAATAGGGTATTCTTTGCAGGACCTTTTCAGCTGCTTCGATCTCCAGTGCCTCCTTCTCTGCAATCTTTTGGTAAGTGAGGTCTGCGAGAGTTGTCTTTAATTCTTCTCTAAGTGCGTTTTGCTCCTCTTTTCCTTGTGATACTAGATCTGACCCGTTAAGGGTTATGCTATCACCAGGAATTGGCAATGCTGCAAACTTAGACCTAACCTGT